TATATATGTAATAGCTGTAATCTAGGTATCGGGCGCTTTAACGATGACGTTAATATTCTTCATAAAGCTATAGAATATCTACATAAAAACACAATTATAGAGTACCATATATGAAGGTATTGTACATTACGCCGCATCTATCTACTGGCGGCGCACCTCGTTATCTACTAGAAAAAATTAAACTATTAAATGATGTCTGTGATATTTATTGTATTGAATACCATGATATTACTGGCGGCGTACTAGTTGTTCAGAGATCAGAAATAGCGTCAATACTAGGTAATAAACTAATTACGATTGGTGAAAATAAGATGCGTGTTGTGGATGAGGTGAAGCGTATTGCGCCCGACGTTATTCATTTTGAGGAAATGCCAGAGTATTTTTGCGCTTATGAAGTCGCAGAAGCGATTTATAACGTTAATCGTACATACAAGATATTTGAAACATCACATGATAGCAGTTTTAATCCTGATAATAAGTTATTTTTCCCCGATAAGTTCTTATTTGTTAGCGAGTATCAGCGTCAAATGATGGCGAGTGTCAATGTAGATTCGGAAGTAGTAGAATTCCCTATCACATACAAGAAGAAATCAAATAGGTTGACAGCACTAAAAAAGCTAGACCTTGATCCTAATCTTGTTCATATTATTAATATTGGATTATTTACTGCTCGTAAAAACCAAAAAGAGTTAATAGAGTATGCGCGAAAACTAACTAATTTACCTGTACAATTTCACTTCATTGGTTCTTTGGCAGATAATTTCAAGTATTACTGGGAAGATGCGATAAAAGATTTGCCGCCCAACTGTAAAATTTGGGGCGAAAGAAGTGATGTGGATAATTTTTATGATGCCGCCGACTTCTTTTTCTTTGCTTCAAGAGGCTTTGAACATGATAAAGAGACTAGTCCATTAGTTATTAAAGAATGTATTGGTTGGAACTTGCCTATTTTCTTATATAACTTACCTGTTTATTGTAATATGTACAATAAATATGATAATATGATGTTTTTATCTTTAGATAAGGACGTTAATATTAATATGCTAAAAGAAAAGATTGTTTCTGTGTATGATGAAGTTATTGGTAAGCATATTGATAGTTCTCATTATTCATTGAACTTCGATATGAATGATGATAAGTTTTGGATTTCATGTTCAAATAACCCTGTAGACAATCCAGAGGTTCGCGCTCATTTAGTAATGAAAGATATTGACTCTTTGACTACATTTTATTCGATGAAGAATCATGAATTTGCTAAAGATATTAGTACTTGGGTTTTACCTATGGGTCCATCAGTTAATTTCGCTAGAATGGAAGATTTTAGAGGTTTTATTGTGGATTTTTATGATTTAAATTATAAACTTTTATTCAGTAAAGAATTTTTCATCAAAAATACAAATAAATATCCAGATAAGATAGAATTTTCACTGCGTAATCCATTTGATAGAACTTTCTGGAATTATCAGGAATTTTTTGTATTCAAAAATATCGAAAGAGAGTTTCCAACTCTTGATTTGAATAATCTTGAAACGGTTTTGGATCTTGGAGCTAATAATGGCATCTTTATCGAAAAAATGTTGCGTAGTGGGGTGAAAAATATTTATGGTTTTGAACCAAATCCAAATGCATTATATAATTTGGCTTATCGGTATGGATCAAATGAAAAAGTAAAAATTATAAACAAAGCTATTAGCAATAGTTCTGGCAAATTGAATTTTTATTATCACCCTGATAATTCTACCATCAGTGCTTTTGATAAAAATCATATCACGCCTCATCTTCCAGAACACGAAATAATTAATTGCGAAGTTGAAACAATAAGATTAGATGAATATTGCGCGTCACAGAATTTAAATGTTATAGACCTTATAAAAATTGATGTTGAAGGCGCTGAATATATGATCCTTAATTCTTTAAATAAGGATTTTTATTCTAAAGTTAAAAACTTATTGGTGGAAATCCATGAAAATACAAATGATAAAGTCAAAAATTTGATTTCTCATTTGAGAAGTTGTGGATTTGAAATAAATAGTTTCGCAATTGGAGAAAATCCATGCTCAGAAGCGCAACTTCTCAACTCTGCAATTGGAATGTTTTTAGCAACAAATAAAAACATTTCTGACAAACTTGTTACTGTTATTATTCCGACTTTTAATCACGAAAAATATATTGAGCAATGCGTAGATTCTGTGCTTATGCAAAAAAATATTGATAAAATAAATATTTTAATAGCAAATGATGGCTCCACGGATAGAACATCAAGCGTTCTTGAAAAATATAAAAATTTAAACAATGTAACAATAATGCATGAAGAAAAAAACGTTGGCCCAGTTTTTTCTAGATTTAACAATCTTTTGTCTCGCTGTAAAACTAAATATGTTACTTTTTTGGATGGTGATGATTATTATTTAGTAGATAATAAAATCGAATTACAAATTGATTTTCTAGAAAAAAATAATGATTATGTTTTGCATAGCCCAGTTTATAAATATCATGATAGCGAACAATCTTTATGTTCGAAAATTAAAGAACTGAGTTTTGAACAAAATGTTTTTGCTAATTATGTTTCTTGCGGAGTAATGTATAGAAATGATATCTTACAGAGAAATTTTAATTTGTTAGAAAAATATAATTGTGAAGAAGTGTTTGATTTTTATTGGATATACCCATTATTATTATTGCAATTTGGTAAAGGATATAATGAAACTACTGGGCCAATTACTTGTGTATACAGACTTCATGAAACTTCTGAGTTTTCTCATCTTGTCGAACAAGAAAAAAGAAAAAAAGTTTTCAAACAAGGTAAAAAATTAGGGCAAATTCATGATGCAGATATATTGCACTCAACTTTAAGAATAAAAAGAAATAAAAACATAATTGATTTGTATACTGATGTCAGAGAAGCGAGCTTTGAAGGCTATGTGGATGTTTATAATGCTTCGACTAATGAGCTTATAATACAGAAACAAAAAGTTAATTTTTCTGCTTATAGTATTGAAGGTCGCGAACTTGATTCTACCGCATTAACTTACAATTGGTATTCCTTAAACTTAATAAATGATGTAAGTGTAAAAATAGATTTTTTTGATAAAAATATAAAATTCATATTTTCTAAAAACAGTACTGTTATAAAAGCTGCGATAGCTGCTGATGTGTTTTTTCATACACAGTCTAATCTTGATAACTTCATTGATTATGCCACTAATATGCGTAAAACAGGTTTGCCACTTTTATTAATGACGAATTCAAAATTTGATTCTAAAGTTATTGATTATGTAGATTATCTAATATATGATAAAGAAAATAGGCTTTTTCAATATGATTACAAAAATTATAAACCTTTAATCTTGTTTTTTTCTAATGAATGCCTTAATTTTCATATTCCAACTGTAGGAAAACAAAAACACGGATTATCCGTATTGTCTAATTTTTATAGATCGTTAGAGTTTTTAAAAAGTTTAAACTATACTCACATTATCAAAACCGAAGCTGATTGTGTTATAGAAAATACAAATAGAATAAACGAAGAATTGCAAAATATGGTCGATTCAAATAAAAAAGGTTTAATTTATTTACATAATGATAATGGAGATTTTTTCACTTCTTATCATATAATGTATTTTGAAATTGATTATCTACTATCTTTATTTCCAAAAATAAATAATGAAAAAGATTATCAAAATTATATTAAATCTGAAAATTTTTTATCAGCAGAAGAGTTGTTAACTAATATAGTCAAGCCTAGAATAGATGAAATAATAGTAAAAGATAGTAATTTAGTTTTCTCTGATTATGGTGCTAATAGTTCATGGAACCGTATTCTTTCTCCAGTAGAAAGCGATAAAATTGTTAATGGATGCATACCAAATATTTTTAAGGTTTACAAAAATAATGTATTATTGGAAGATACTTTTGCAATTGCAATTGTTGATATGAGTAACGGTCAAAAAAATAGTTGTAAATTCGTAGTTGAAATAGAAAATACAATAAAAGAATTCAATTTCGAAATAGATAAATCGAATCCTTATAATTTTGAGCTTATTAAGTTTGATAAAAAGTTGACTAAAATTACTATTATTAAAGAAAATTTCAAAAAAACAATTGAAGTCGTAAATACTTTTGATATTGATAATTTTTTAATACTTAAATAATGAAAATAGTTCATACGCATCCCGGTTTATTACCAATACCTCCTAATGGTTGGGGAGCTATTGAAAAATTAATTTGGTTTTATCACGTTCATTCTTTAAATAAAGGTCATACAAGTGAAATAAGATATACAAATGATATTAATAAAAATGAATTTGATATTGTTCATGTTCATGTTGGAAATTTAGCAAATATATTGCACGAAAGAAATATTCCATATTTTTTTAGTATGAATGATCATCATGCTTATTTGTATGGAAAAGATTCGCCAACTTTTAAAGAAAATTACTTGGCTGCAAAAAACTCAATACATACATTTGTGTCTGCAAAATTTCTTGTTGATTATTTTGATTTGCCTAATGTAAGTTATTTATCTTTGGGGGTAGATAATTCGTTTTTTAAACCGAAAAATGATATTAAAGAACATAAATTATTATGTGTAGCTAATAATGGTTTTGGTCATGATAGCAGTGAAGATAGAAAAGGTTTTTCTTATGCTATTGAAGCTGCGAGAAAACTTAATATGCCAATAACAATAGCTGGTCCCAAAAATAATCAAAAATTTTTTGATAGAATGAAGGTTCAATACGATAAATTGGATATTCGTTTTGATTTAACGGAACAACAGTTAGTTGAAACGTATCAAGAACATACTATTTTTATTCATCCATCTATTCTTGAAGGTGGTCATCCTAATTTAACGCTTTTGGAAGCTCAAGCTTGTGGTTTGATAGTTCTTGCAACTTTTGAAAAAAATAATTCACTAAAAGGATTAATTCGAATAGAACGAAATCATAGGCTTATAGCAGATAAAATTAAAGAAACTGTAGAAAATTATAATTTTTATAAGAAAATAACTTTAGAGTCTGCACAAGAAAATGATTGGTCTGCTGTAGTAGACAGAATGTTAAACATATATAATATCGAAACGAGCAAATGAAAGAACAATTATTAAAAAATTATTTTGAAACGTCTTTTAAAATACAGCCTATTTTAAAACAAAAAAATATAATCAATATAGGTTTTAAAAATGGTCCTTTTGTTGAAATTGTTGGGGCATTGAAAGAAAATTACGAAATTTCATTTGAAGATAAAAGTAATTCTACATTAGTTCATTCTACCACAATTAATAATAATATGTGGACATCATGTAATGTAAAATATTACGTTCCTTGGAAAATAAAAATTAAATCTGAATCTTATTATAATGAAATAAATTTAGATCTTAAAAATCAAAAAGTTTGCATAATTAATGATTCTGGATCTCTAGGAGATACAATTGCATGGATGGATTCGATAAAAAAATTTCAAGAAAAACATAATTGCATAGTTGATTACTACTGTACTATTCATGAAATTTTTGATAAATCGTTTTATAAGAATATAAATTTCTTTAATTTTTTTGAAGCTGATACTAATAAGTATATTTACGTTTATAAGATTGGTTGTTTCAGGCCGTGTGGGCCAAGTGAAAACTGCGCTAAAGATTGGAGGACTTTATCTTTAAGCGATGTAGCAAATGAAATATTAGGATTATCTTATGATAATAATGCTCCTGAGCTTATTAAACCGATATTAAATAATAATTCTGAACAAAAAACCGTTTGTATCGCTACTCATAGTACAGCGCAAGCAAAATATTGGAACCATGAAAGCGGTTGGCAGCAAGTGGTCGATTATCTAAATTCTTTAGGCTATAAAGTCATATGCATCGATAAAGAACATACCTTTGGTGCAAATAATAATTTTAATAGCATCCCTAAAAACTGTGTAGATAAAACTGGAAAAATAGATTTATCTGAAAGAATTAGTGATCTTTATAATTGTGATTTTTTTATAGGTTTGGGATCAGGTCTTTCTTGGTTAGCTTGGGCTTGTAAAAAACCTGTAATATTAATATCTGGTTTTTCAGATCCTAAAGCTGAATTTTATACACAATACCGCGTTCATAATAATAAAGTTTGCAATAGTTGTTGGAACAACACTAAATACGAATTTAATGCTGGAGATTGGTTATGGTGTCCAGAACATAAAAATGACGAAAGAATTTTTGAATGCACTAAATCGATAACATTTGACATGGTTAAAGAAAAAATAGATGCTTGCATATCGGATCTTAAGAAATGAAGACTTTAATAAATTTTGTAACTCATAGTTTGGGAGACAATATTGCTTTCTCTATTTATGCAGACGCTTATCAAAAAAAATATGGTGGTCAAGTGTATGTAAAAACCAAATGGCATTTTTTATTTTATACAGATAACACAAATGTTTTTTTTGTAGGTCTTGATCATGAAGATAATTACGATATTGTAAAAGATATTCATTTTATATTCAGAGAAGGTCCAATGCAAAAAATTGCGTGTGATGCTTTAGGTTTAGATTATGAAGAATTAATTCCATTAATAAATACAACTAGTAAACATTCTTTCAATAAAAAGAAAAAATACGTTTGTATCAGCGTACATTCTACTTCTCAAATGAAATATTGGAATAATGGTGTTGGATGGCAAAAAGTTGTTCGTTATCTTAAAAAATTGAATTATGATGTCTATGCCATAGATAGAGATGAGATATTTGGTCTTAAAGATAAATGGAATAAAATTCCAGATGGAGCAATTAATGAAACTGGAAATTATCCTATTGATTATAGAATACAGCAAATTAAAAATTGTAGTTTTTTTATTGGCCTTAGCAGCGGTTTGTCATGGTTAGCATGGGCTTTAAATAAAAAAGTAATAATGATTTCTGGATGCACTGCCGAAGATAATGAATTTAAGAAAAATTGTTATAGAGTTATAAATAAAAATGTTTGTAATGGATGTCTTAATGATAGCAATATAGATAACGTAAAGGGAATTGTAGGTCATTGGATTTATTGTCCAAGAAACAAGGATTTTGAATGCACAAAAACTATATCTTTTGAACAAGTTAAAGAAAAAATTGATAAATGTATTTCAGAATTATATGACAACAGTTCCAAGTAAAACAATATATATAGAATTCGCAAAATTAATTCAAAACAATTTATTAGAAAATGGGATTGATTGTTTTTTAATTGGCGGGTCTTTAATTAATACAGTAAGAGATAATGGTGTCTTATTATCTGATGATATAGATTTTGCTATAACAAATGAAGAAGATATAGATAAAATCTTAAACATTTCATGCACTTATGCACCAACATTCACTTGGACAAAAAATGATTTTTTTATTTCTTTGCATTTGAGTGGAGATGAAAAACAAAAGGTCGATCTGTTTGTTTACTCAAGAAGATATTTGAATTATTATATAAAAGATATTTCATGGATGAATGAAAAAATACATAGTTTTCAAACATTTAAACCTTCAAAAGTTATTTTAGAAAATAAAGAATTTTATACATTCTATAGACCGGATATATTTTTAAAAGGAGTTTATGGAGATTATATGTCGCCAAAAGATTCTTATTATCCGAATTTAAAAGGTGGCGATCATTTACATGCAACAGAATGCGTTTTCTACACATCTGACAGTAATTATGATATAGTGGATTTTCAAGTAGAAAATCTTAAACTATTTTTCAAATCAGTTGTCGTTAAAAGAAATTGCAAAGATATTGACAATAAAAAAATAAATATTTTTGACAGTTCAAGAATAAGCGTCTCTGATGAATCTAAAATTTTAATTTATAAGGATTTCATTAATTATCTAATAAAAAATAATATCAAATATTATGATTGTTAATTATTTTTTTTATAATTTGTGAAGAGCAGATATGGCTGGTTCTCTCTAAAAGTTTTAATTTATGGATACTTACTGGATAAAATTTTTTGATGAACTCTTCATTTTCTCTTCCGACAAAAATACAATCAGCATTTAGTTTTAATAAAACATCATCAGTTGTTATAAGTACAGCATTTTCATAAATTTCATCAACATATTTACAAGAACGAATCATTTCCAACCTATCATTATAACTAATGGTAGGTTTCTTATTTTTATAACTAAATACCTGTTCATCATTATGAACTCCTACAATAAGTTTGTCGCAATTTTCTTTTACTCTTCTGAATAAATTAACATGTCCAACATGAAATAAATCATAAACTCCATTTGTGTATGCTGTAGTCATATTATCTATTAGAGTCATTCATTTCGTAAGCTGATTTTTCTTGAAACCAAGGAACTCCTAAATGAGTTGATTTTGATTCATTGTGGCAAATTGTTATATATTTTTCAGAATATCTCATTCCAAAATCAGCTTCTAGTGAATTATTTAATCTAAATTTTTCTATTGTTTTTATCTTTCTCATATCCATAACGCACGGCTGCAAACAAAAGCCAGCATAATTAATAAATTGTTCGTAATAAGGAAACCCATATTCTTTAGAACCTTCTTCGCATCTAACAGTATCATAAAAAAGAATTTCGCCGCATTTGAGGCTTTTGATATAAGGCCATACCCAATAATTTGCATTTTTATTATAATCAATTACAAGATTATATTTTTCTATTAAATCTTTAGGGAAATTTCTTTTTGTTTGATCGATATTTACAATACCTACATCTTTATCTCTTTTAAGAATATCCACCATTTCAAATAAATAAAATGATTTAATCATTAATCTATCATCTTCTAAGTGAAAAACAAAATCAGTTTTTATATCATCGTACCAATTTTGCATTATGTAAGCATGACGATATTTTGTTGGTATTTCGGAAAAATATTTATAAAAAACATTTGTATTAGGAAATAGAGTTGCAATTTGTTTTTCCATTTCAAATCTATCTTCTGTTTTAGAATTATCATCATAAATAATAATTTGAACAATCAGACTTTTATCTAAACAATGTTCGTGAAAAGACTTAATAGTCTTTTTAAAAAGATGTAATCTTTTACAGCATGTCATTGTTAATGTAATTCCATGAGGATCAAGTTCGTTATTATTATTAATTACATTTTTAGTTGTCATTTTTATATAATATTTATCCAATCAATGATTTAAATAAAATTTCATATTTATCACATTGTTGCTGCAAGGTGAATTTTGAACATGCATTATTATAACAATCTTGAGGATCAATTAATTTACTAATATTTTGAGCAGTAGATATCATTGAATTTATATCTGAGCATCGTATGCCAGTTTTATTTTGAACTACAGTTTCAGTAAATCCGCCAAAGTTGGTGGTGATTGTCGGTGTGCCTGAAAATTGAGCTTCAATTACAGTCCAATTGCAAGGCTCAATAAATAATGATGGCGCAAAAAGGTATTTAGCTTCGCTTAAAAGGCTTTTTCTTTCTTTAGGACCGACAAAACCAATGAATTTGCAGTATTTTGTATCTGTAAGATTTGTTAAATTAGGTCCGGCAAAAATAATATCTTGTTTTACATGATTGCATATATCGTATACTAACTTGGCCCCTTTAGCTTCATTAACTCTACCTAAAAATAAAGCAGTTTCTGATTTTTTGCTATTATATAAGAAATCATCAGAATCAAAACCGGGATAAACCACATCTTCTAAACCGAAATTTATTTCAGTTTTACAACTGCCATGCATTTTGTGCATGTGAGAGTATGTTTCAAATATTTTAACTGGAGCAAACATGCTGTCGTAACCAATGCTCGCTTCTACTACTATAGCTTTATTATAAAAATGTTCAACACATCTTTCATTTCCAAATCCAAACCAGCATAGTATAAATTCATTATTGCTTTTTAATCTTTTATTTATTTCTATCACGCAATTGCTATTAAAGATTTCAAATGCTTTATTATTTACATTTTGATCGAAACCTTTTTCTTTCCAACTATTTAAGTTGCCATAACTAGTTTTTAATATATCATTATTAGTAACAGTGATATGTTCAGTACAATTTACAATAGAATCTTCATGACCGTAATGATAAACAGTATGACCTCTCTTGGTCATTTCGTTACAGAACTTGTAAACTTTCTGCACAAACGCACATAATGAAATATCTTTGTTAGTTGGTGCATAACCTATACCTAAACAGTGAAAAACCATACAATATAGTGTAACTCAATTAATAACATGTCAACTAAAAAGAAACGCACTCCAAAAGAAAAAGAAGATATCAAAGAGACTATCGATGATAATCATTTCAGGGCTGTTAGATTAAATATTAAAGATTTTAAACTTACAGATAAACAAAAAAGTTTCGCCCAGATAGCTTTTGATAAGAATACTAAAATTATTTTTATTAATGGTCCTGCTGGTAGTTCTAAAACTTTCTTGGCCGTTTATTGCGCTCTTCATATGTTAAATATGAATCCAAGATCAGAGCTTAAGTATATTCGTACAATAGCTGAATCTGGAGAAAGAGGTTTAGGTTCTTTGCCGGGAACGGTCGATGAAAAGTTCAATCCGTTCATGATGCCATTGTATGATAAGTTAGATGAGCTATTGCCAATGTCTCAATCTAAATATCTAGAAACTAATGGTTTCATTGAAGCTCTTCCAATTAACTTTTTAAGAGGTGCGACTTGGAATGATAAGGTAATCATAGCTGATGAATCTCAGAATTATAGCACAAAAGAATTAGTAACTCTTTTGACTCGTATTGGCGAAGGCACAAAGATGTTTATTTGTGGTGACGCTATGCAATCAGACATTGGAAACAAGTCTGGTTTCATGAGAGTTTACGATATTTTTAATAATAAAGAAAGCGAAGAGCGCGGCATTTATTGTTTTCAATTTGATGAAGAAGACATCATGCGTAGCGAGATTCTGAAATACATCGTTCATATGTTCAAGAAATTGGATAAAGTGAACAATGCATGATATAATAATGCATGAGTAATATTTACTGTTCTCAATGCGGTTCTAAGCATGTTGTTGGATCAAAATTTTGTTCATCATGCGGTAGTAAATTAGGGGGTTTCAACAATTTTGAAACCCCACAGAGGGTAGCCGCTCAACCTGTAATTAGAAAACCTGATTTGGACGAAGAAGGCATTCCAACTAGTTTCGTTAAACCCGCAAGGTTAGCTTATGAAATTGAAAAATATCATGCTAATCAAAAATTCTCTGTAAGTGAAGTTTTAAGCAGTCCTCCGTCTAATGATAGAATCACTCAATCATTACCATCTGATTTTAAAGTACCTACTAAAGAAGAGTATCTGAAAATGTCTTTAAAGGAGTGTAGTTCTACTAGAACGCCGTCAGATATAGATGAAACGTAAAACGAAAAAGAAGTTTGAAGACATGTATGAAGTTATTGATGCTGTAGTTAAGAAAAGAAAAAATAAATGGAAGTTAAAAGCCATTACTTGGTTCGATTTTGAAGATATCGAACAAATTATAAAGCTTCATATTTATAAAAAGTGGCATCTCTGGGATCAATCAAGAGCTATTGAGCCTTGGGTCAACAGAATCGTCACAAATCAAATACGCAATATAATTAGAAATAATTATACTAGCTTTGCTCGTCCATGTTTATCTTGCCCTTTTAATCAAAATAGAGAGGGCGATTCAAGTGGCGAAATGTCATGCGGTTTTACTAAAAACGGAATTCAGTGTTCAGAATGTCCTTTATATGCTAAGTGGGAAAAGATAAAAAAATCAGCTTACGACGTTAAGATGACGGTAAGTTTAGAAAATCATAAAAATTATTTCATGAATTTTGAATCTTCAGTTGAGCATGATTATAAAAGCGCCGAAAACAAACTTCATTTATTAATGAAAGATCATTTGAGCGATAAACATTTCTTTGTTTATAAAATGTTTTTTATTGATAATTTAAATGATGATCAGGTAGCTAAGATTTTAAAGTTTAAGACCAATGAAAAAGGTCGTAAGGCTGGATACAAGCAAATTAAAAATTTAAAAAAGATGTTGTATTTAAAAGCGCAATATTTATTAAAGAGTAACGATTTATTTTCTTCATAATATGTTAACCGATCAACATAAAACATTAATCGCTAAAAAAATTGAAGAAGGACAAAATGATTATGTAGTTATTGCTAATCTTATTTTTGGTCGCGACGATTTAACTGGTCGTTCTAAAGAAGCAAAAGCTGTAAGAGATTATTTAGTATCTAGCGGTTTTGTATCTAAGAAAGAAAAGCCTAAGCTTATTCAAGCTACTGATATACTTAATCAAAATCATTTTGAGTTTATAGATCAAAATATAAAGACAGGTATTACTCCAAAACAGATTACAGAATTAATATTTCATGAAAAGTTTTTGGGTCTTGAGAATGTAAATGTTTTTAACACTCCAGAGTATCGCGCTGTTCATAAATATGTTAAAGAAAAATATCCAGATAATTTAGTGGATAATGAATCAGGAATTGGTGAAAAGTATTCAGTTCCTCGTTCTATTAAAACTGTAATCAACAAAGTAAATAAATGGTGTGGTCAAAGCATTAGTGAAGATAAGCTGTCTTTACAACATCGGAAGTGGTTAGAAAAATTGTTGGTTTATTTAGCTAGTCCACGATTTGTAGGCAATTACGATTCTTATACCAGTTCTACAGATAAAGATTTATTCGAAGCGGAGTTTGTTCGTTCGATTTGGGATAAGCCAGATTTAACAACTGACGAAATTAATTTGTATATAAATGTTTGTATGGATTATATTAATCTTAGACAGATTGATATTAAAAAGAACAAAGTCAATGACATGTTCAATGACACTCAGGAGCAAAAAGATCTAACTATGCGTTTAACTGAGGTGTTAAAGACAATCAGTGAAGAATATAATCAATGTGCTAGTCGTATTGATAAGAGTATTCAAAAGTTAAATGGTGAACGATCTAAGCGTGTAGAACAACATCAGCAAAAAAATGCTTCTATCATTAATCTTGTTGAACTTTTTCAAGACGAACAAGAAAGGAAAATGATGATTCAAATCGCTGAAATGCAAAAGAAAATTATCAACGAAGAAGCAGATAGACTTGAGAACATGTCATCTTGGAAAGCTAGAATTTTAGGCATTTCTAAACAAGATGCTATATGATTAGCTGCAAAATCTGTAACGAAGAATATAGTAACGATAAGTCTTTTCACGCTCATTTAAAGAAACACAATATTTATCAAGCTGAATATTATTGCACTCATTATCCTCGTAAGTCTTTATACTACAAAGAGCAAATTCCTTTTCGTAATAAGAAGGAATATTTTGCGACTGAATTTCTTGATAAGTTGGAATTCGAAATGTGGGAAAGAAGCAGCAGCAAGGAAATCGTTCGTAGTAAATGTTTAGAAATATTAGAGAAAAGAATTTCTGAAAAGAATTATATATATGCCCCATTTCATAATGAACTGCTTACTTTAAATCTGCCAGAGATATCTATTTATAAAAAACATTTCGGATCTTATAGCGCTGCTTGTAAGTTGTTGAATAAAGAGCCTTTGTTTAATATGAATATGCCAAAAAATTTTAATGATGTTAATCTTAGAAATAAAGAAATTTTAATAGATACTAGAGAACAAGATCCTCTTACGTTTGCTAAGTATAAAGTTGAAAAACTTTATGTTGGCGATTATTTATTAAACGATGGCAACTATAGTTATACATTTGTAGATAGAAAGAGCGAGAACGATTTTCTTGGCACTCTAGCTTCTGGAGTAGAAAGATTTGATAGAGAAATAGAAAGAGCTTGTGGATTAGGCGCTTATTTATTCGTGGTTATAGAAAGCAGTATTGATCAAATAATTGATAACCACAAGAAATACAAACGCAAAACAAATTTAGAATATGTTTTTCATAATATGCGCCATCTTACGCATAAATATCCAAGACATGTTCAATTCATATTTACGGGTAGCAGAAACAAATCTGTGGATATAATACCTAAAATTTTATATCATGGTAAGTCACTGTGGCAAGTAGATATACAATATTTTATCGATCATGAGTTGGGAAACTGGCAGTCAGAAACAAAGAAAGAATTATCTAATCAGCAATGAAGAGCTTCTCAAGAAAGAAGGTTTTCTTGAAGAAAAAGAAGCTAAGTTGCTGTTCTATCAATTCTTAAGAAATAACACAACTTTCACAACAGATTTAATAACTGGAGTGAAACTGTTTCCATTTCAACATATGGCTATCAAAGGTATGTTGGAAAGCGATTATTTTCTAGGAGTATGGTCGCGTGGTATGAGTAAGTCTTATACCACTGGTATTTATGCTGTACTTGATGCTATTTTAAATCAAGGAGTTGAGACTGGTATTTTATCGCGTTCGTTTCGTCAGTCAAAAATGATATTCAAGAAGATAGAAGACATTGCTGCGAAGCCTGAAGCCTATCTTTTAAAACAATGTATTACAAAGATATCGAAGTCTAATGATGAATGGGTAATGGAGATTGGTAAAAGCCGTATTCGTGCGCTGCCATTAGGCGACGGCGAAAAGCTTCGTGGTTTTCGCTTTCATCGTATTATTATTGACGAGTTTTTATTAATGCCTGAGCGTATTTATAATGAAGTTATAGTGCCATTCTTGTCTGTAGTGCAAAATCCTACTCAGCGCGAAGAACTTTATAACATAGAAACAAAGTTGATTGAAAAAGGAGAAATGACTGAGGAGGACCGTTATCAATGGCCTAATAATAAATTGATAGCACTATCTTCTGCATCTTTTAAATTTGAATATTTATATAAACTTTACGAGCAATACGATAATTTGATATTTAATCCTAAAAAAGCAGACTCGTCAAAAAGATGTGTTATGCAGTTTTCGTATGATTGCGCTCCTGTTCAGTTGTATGATCAAAATCTTATAAATCAAGCAAAAGCAACAATGAGTGAATCTCAGTTTTTGCGAGAGTTTGGCGCTCAGTTTACAGATGATAGTTCTGGATATTTTAAAATATCTAAAATGGCTCTATGTACGGTTCCAGATGGAGAAATGCCTTGTGTAGAAGTTGTAGGCGCTGCTGGCGAAGAGTATATAGTTTCAGTTGATCCTTCTTGGTCAGAAACAGAATCTTCTGATGATTTTGCTATTCAAATATTAAAAATAAATAGAGAAAAACAAATTGCAACATTGGTACATTCTTATGCTCTTTCTGGATCATCATTAAAAGATCATATTAAATATTTTCTATATGTGCTTCAAAACTTCAATGTTGTCGCTATATGTATGGACTATAACGGTGGCGTACAGTTTATGAATTCTTGTAATGAAAGCGAAGTTTTCATCGACGCTAATATCAATTTAAAACCGATAGCAACTGAGTTTGAACGTCCAGAAGAGTATAATCAAAATATTCTTACCGCCAAATCAGAATATAATAAGTCTGATTTCAGATATGTATTTTTAAGAAAACCTACTTCAAGTTGGATACGTTTAGCAAATGAATTGTTGCAAGCTAATTTCGATCATCGTCGTATTTTCTTTGCTAGTAGAGCTATTGATGACAGCTTTAGAAGTCAAACTCGTAAGCATATCGGAATATCAAATTTAAAATTCTCTAACATGTTAGATAGCGAAAAAGAAAACGAAGAAGCTAAAATGATTGATTTCGTTGAACATTTATCGGACATGATATTGTTAACAAAGACAGAATGCGCTCTTATACAGATCACAACTTCTGCTCAAGGTATGCAGAATTTTGATCTACCACCTAATTTAAAACGTAAATCTGGACCTGATAAACCAAGAAAAGATAGTTATTCAGCATTAGTTTTGGGTAATTGGATGGCAAAAATCTATTTTGATCTACAAGCTTTTCAAATAGACGAAGATGCTTATACGTTTGAGCCTATGTTTATTGGATAAAGTTAAAAAGTCACTTTCAAAGTCATGATGTGTAACTATAATAGATATGAGTCGTAAATATACTAAGAGATCCGAATATTGGAATCAATTCAGCCAAGGCAACGACGAAAATAACCAGCCTCTGGATAAGATTCTAGATAATAGTACTGGAGAGCCAAGTCTCACTGGTATGCCTTTTTATTCTGAATCTAAGGCTAATTACGAAAGAAATGGTAATGGTGATCCAACTAATCTAAGAAGAAATCTAGCTTATCTTGGTCCTAAAATTTATAAGTACGCCAATATTCGCGAAGGTCTCTTACCTTTCGAAGTTTCTATTAATGGTTACAATGTTCGTGATGCTATTGAATTGTGTCAAAAAGCTTATGCAAACGTAGCTATTTTTAGAAATGCAATCGATATCATGTCTGAGTTTGCAAATGCTAATATTTATTTAGAAGGCGGAACACAGAAATCAAAAGATTTCTTCATGCGTTGGATGAGATATATCAAGATATGGAACGTAAAAGACCAATACTTTCGCGAATACTATAGAAGCGGAAACGTATTCTTTTATAAGATAAATGCTAAATTCGATATCGAAGATTTTTCTAAAATTCTAGAAAGTTATGCAAACTATGATGGTCAATCTTATCCAACTGACTGGAATGTATATAACTATCCAACTGATCCTGACATTAAGAATCTTATTCCTATAGAGTATACATTGTTAAATCCTTATTATTTAACAGTAAGCCGCACAACTTCTTGGCGAAAAGTTATTTATCAAAAGATTCTTTCTGAGTATGAATTGGAAAGGTTACAGAATCCAAAAAATGATCAAGATAAAATGTTGTTTGAGAGTTTGGATGAACAAGCTAAAGACAAGGTTAAACATGGTCAGTGGGCAAGAGATGGTCTAAAGATTCAATTGAATCCAACAGATATTATTTATTCTTTCTATAAGAAACAAGATTACGAACCTTTTGCGGTTCCATTTGGTTTTCCAGTTCTTGACGATATCAACTTCAAGCTTGAAATGAAGAAGATCGATCAAGCTATTTGTCGTACAATTGAGAATGTAATTTTATTGATCACTATGGGTAATGAGCCTTCAAAAGGCGGCATTAACCATAAAAACATGAGAGCAATGCAAGGTTTAATGAACAATGAATCAGTTGGTCGTGTTTTGATTGCTGATTATACAACAAAAGCTGAGTTCGTTATTCCTGACATGCATAAAGTATTAGGTTATGAAAAATATAAGATTGTAAATGAAGACATCAAAGAAGGTTTGCAAAATATATTAATTGGTTCTGAAAAGTTCTCAAATACAACGGTCAAAGCTCAAGTATTTTTCGAAAGATTGAAAGAATCTCGCGCAGCTTTCTTAAATGATTTCTTGCAACCAGAAATCGAAACAATATTTAGAAACTTAGGTTTTAAAGGCAAGTGTCCTGTGGCTAAATTTGAAGAGGTATCATTGAAAGACGAAACTCAATTTAATCGTGTGGTAACTCGCATGATGGAACTTGGCATTCTTCCTCCTGAAGAAGGCATCAAGGTTATTGAAACAGGTATTTATCCAACTGAAGAAGAGTTGTTAGCTGCTCAACAAAAGTTCGTTGAAGATAGAAAGAAAGGATTCTATAATCCTATTGTTGGTGGTGTTCCAATGGTTGCTCCAGCAATGGGTGAAGCGCCAGTAGCATCTGCACCTCAAGGAACAAATAAAACTCCTACAGAAAAAGGCAGACCTTCAGGTAGCAAGACTACTTCTACATTCTCAAAAAATGCTTTAGCTAAAACGATTGATGAAACCAAAGCTTTGTATGGTATTGTAGAACTCTGTCTAAAAAAGAAGTACAGCAAAAAGACTTTAAATGCTGAACAAAAGAAGTTAGCAGAAGGTATTAGCGAAGCAATTATTGTTGGTGCGGAAAGTGCAATTTGGCAAGATTTAGGTGCAAAAGTAGTCAACGATCCTTCTCTATTAGACAAGCTTAACGTGCTTCCTGAAATTCAAAACGTATCAACTGAACATCAGTTAGACACATATGCTTCAAGTTTATTATATCACAGCACTAAGTATTCTGTGTAATTTTATATATTATGTCTAGATTTCAATATAGAACAACATTTGATAACGTCGTATCAGCTTCTTCAAATTTTGATAAGAAGATGGTATTGTCTCAAGCTTCGCTTGAGTCTTTAAGATCTATTATTCCTTCAAATGTTGATTTGAATAAAAATATTGATTTAGTTGGAGCCGCATTTAATGCCGCAGTTGTAAATAAGTTTAATAAAAATGGTGATGGTATTGACACTGATACAGCTATTGCTTTTAAAGATTATTTTATTCATAAGCCAACAAACATTGAACACAAGAGAAACAAAGTCGTTGGGCATATTGTTAATGCCGCTTTCACTTCTTACGGAGACAATCAAATTCTAGATGTTAATCAAGTAGTTCAACAATTTAATCCATTTAATATTGGTTTGGCGGCTGTTGTTTATAAATCAGTTGATAGAGATTTTGCTGACGCATTAATTAATTCAAACGATCCAATATCAAATTTATATCAAAGAATAAGCGCCAGTTGGGAAATTGGTTTTAACGATTATTTAATTGCTATCGGTAGTGATAATTTAAAAGACGCTGAAATCATTAGTAAAAAAGAACAAATCGGTGAATTCAAAAAATATTTAAAGGGATTCAGTGGTTCTGGTTTTATGGATGATGGTACTCCAGTTTATCGTTTGGTAACTGGAAGAATTTATCCTTTAGGTATCGCTTTTACAACAAATCCAGCCGCCGATGTTCAAGGTGTTATAATTGATAATGGCGAGACTATTACTAAAGAAAACGAAGACAATGAACAAGAAACAGAATCAATCGAAGTAAATTCTTCGACTTTGTTAAATCTTATTAATAAAAAACTTTCACAAACTTCAAATATACCTGTAAATAATACCAAAACTAAAACTATGGATTTAGAACAAATTATATCCGCAATGAAGACGGTTCTCGCTGAAAAGCAAGAAACCGTAAACTTCAGCGAAGAATCTGTTGCGAGTATCTCTGCACAGATCGCTGAAAAAATTAAAAACAAGAGCGACGAAATCAAGGCTGAATTGATTAACTCTGAAAATGCTAAAGCCGAAGCTATCGCTCGCGCTGAAAAACTACATACCGATCTTGAGGAGAATAATAAGAAGCTTAATGAAACAATTGCCAAGCTACAAGAATTGGAAACCGTAATTTCTACACAAGCTTCTCAAGAAATTTTTAGTTCAAGAATGGCTTCTCTCGACAGTGAATATGAGTTTGATGATTCTGATCGTCAACTATTGGCTAGTGAGATGTCCGCCCTTGACAAATCTGATGAAGCCTTCGCTTCATTCAAAAATAAGGTCGCTGTTCTTTACAAGCATAAGAATAAGGCTTTCAAGGCACAGCAAGATAAAGCTTTCCAAGAAAAAGTAGAATCTGAAATCGCTAAGAGAATGGCTAAGATGCCAAGTCAAAAAGCTGATGCTTCAGTAAAAACTACTGTTGAAGTTGAGACTGCTCTCGCAAATGCCAAGCCAGAAGATGCGCTCGCACCACAACAGAGCATTACTCCTACTGAAACCGCTCCTTCTTGGAAAGAAAGACTCAGCAAAGCTTTCAGCAAAGACAATATAACAATAAAATTTTAAACTACTATGTCACTAAGATTATATCCATTCAGACAATATAGTGAGTTCGACGTTATCAACTTGTTTGCAAGTGATACCGCCGACACAACGCCATTTGATAACGGCAACGGAAGTCAAGGCGTATTCGTTAAGGTTTCAGCCGGTAATATGGACCTAGATCCTATTACTTATGCTGCTAACTCTTATCTCGGTAAGACTGACTACCCCTTCTTGGGCGCTGCTCAGTATCCATCCGTTCCTTTGACATTCACTGCGGCCACCACAGGTGTTCCTGTTCTTGGTGTTACGCTCAATCAAACATTGCTACAAGACGAAAACGGAATCAAGCTACTTTATAACCCAATCAAGAGACAAGAGCTTCAAGCCGTTCTCTCTGGTCAGGCCGTACCAGTAGCTAGTCGCGGTATGTTCACCCTAGCCGATACAGCTATCGACTGGGTTGATGCAAACATGGTTCCAAATTCACACTTGGTCGTGTCCCTTAACGCTGGTAAGGTTTCAGGATTGGCTGCTAGTTTCCAAAGCCCAACTACTGGACAATATACAGCTATCGGAAGAGTATTGGCTACTGGTTCACGCTCTAGCCAAAATGGTAAGAACGATTACTTCGCCGGTACAACTACTGGTAAGTTCGCTCTAGTTCAAATTGATTGTGTCAACCCAACCGCTCTCTAATTTTTAATCTAACAATAATATGAAAATCGTTTTAAAGAGAACAGATGAACAAGTTGAGCTAATTAAAGCTTTGGCTTCAAAGAACCATGTAGTAGCCTATGAAGCTCAAGTAGCTTTGGCTGAATTCATTGGTCCAGTTCTAGCCGAAGTTATCAACAATGCTCCAACTGTTTCCAATCTTTTCACCAGCCTTCAGTACAACTCTGAAGATAATCCTTCAATTCCTCTAGACCTCTATTATGACATCTTCGATGAAGATTACATCAAGGTCTATAGCCAATCAGTTCCCGGTGGTCTTCCTCAGAACATCGTTCAGCCTACTGCTTCTGAATTGAAGATCGCTACCTATCGCCTCGACAGCGCTGTAGCTTTCGATAAGAAGTACGCCGCCAAGAGCCGTCTAGACGTAGTTAGCAAGTCTTTCACTCGCGTAGCTCAAGAAGTTATGCTTAAGCAAGAAAGAACTTCTGCTAACCTCATCATGACCGCTCTAGCTCAAGCTTCTACTGGTAACTCCGGTACTGCTACCGATAACTTGCATGTTTTCCGTTCTGCTGCTGCTGGACGTTTCGTGCTAAACGACTTGAACAAGTTGTTCACTAAGATCAAGCGTATCAACGCTTCATTCGTTGGTGGTACTCCTTCAGGCGCTCGTCGTGGTCTAACCGATCTTCTAGTTTCTCCTGAAATTATAGAAGAAATTCGCGGTATGGCTTATAACCCAATCAATACCAAGCAAGCTCCAGTTAACTCTACTTCTCCTTCTACTGGTCAGACTGCTGGTAACGTTGGTATCGCTGCTCCTGATGCAGTTCGTAATCAAATCTTCAGCCAAGCTGGTATTCCTGAGTTCTATGGTGTTTCCCTCATGGAAATTCTTGAACTCGGTGTCGGTAAGCGATTCAACACAATCTTCAGCACTGTCGCCAGTGGCGTAACTTTCGCTGATAACTACAGCATCGCTGCTTCCAGCACAACCTTCAAGACAACTGAACAGATCGTAGTTGGTCTTGACAGAAGCCGTGACTCTCTAGTTCGTGCCGTAGCTGTTGATTCTGATACTGGTTCTGAGTTCACACTCACTGCCGATGATCAGTACACACTCCGTCAGAACAAGATCGGTTACTTCGGCGCTCTTGAAGAAGGCCGTATGGTCCTCGACAACCGCGCTCTAGTCGGTCTAATCGTCTAAGTTAAATATATCGAAGAAGGCGTTATCCGAAAGGGTAACGCCTTTTTTATTGAATTATTTTATTATTGTATATTATATTATATGGCTAAATCGAAGAAAGATAAGGCAATTAAACCTACAGAAATTGTCGCCTCAGAATTAGACAATCTTACTTTTGCAGATGGCAAGGTTCAAGAAGATGCTGATATTAAGAGGATAAGAGAACTAGAATTGGCGCTAGGCGTGGAAAAGCTTAATCCTTTCGGCACAACTAATTTGGAAATTCTTAAGGAGAAGTTGGCGGATATGACTATGATCGATCTACAGCGTTTGTGCGATAGAATCGGCATTTTCCCAAGCGGTTCGCGACAACAGATTAAAGAAAAATTGTTTCGTGAGTTTAAATCTCATAACAAAGGATCATTATCAATGACTATTCAAAGTCCTGCTATGGTTTTAGATCCAAAGAATCCAGATCATAAAAAGACTTTAAAAATTTTAGGAGAACTATAATATATATAAATAACTAATTATGGAACAAAATAATCAAGTAAATCTATCACAAGTTAGCGACATTCAACTCAAGGCTTTCGCTTATGATGAGCTAGGTAAGATTGAAATGGCTCAGGCCAATCTTCGACTAATTAATCAGGAACTAGCTAGTCGTGCAAAGAACACGGGAGCTTCTAGTAATGGCGTGGTAAATCCAGATTTGCCAGTCATTAAATAATATAAAATAATTCAAAGACCCAAGCGAAAGCTTGGGTTTTTTTGTCTCCAAATTTAATATAACGTGTAATAAATATCAAATGGCGATTCAGTTATCAGTTATAAGAGGAGACACTTTTCCAACGCAAACAGTAACTGTAACTTCTGATGTTTTGGATTTTACCAATATTGTTTGTACTGGTCAATTAAGACCGCACCCAGATGGAAATTTATTGTATCAATTTGTGCCAACAGTAGTTACTGGATACTATAAAACAGGAATTGTAGAATTCAGTATTCCATCATCAGTAACTAGAGGTTTTCCGCCAATAAATCTTTATGGTGATTTGCATTTTTATTCAACAGGAATCTTGGATCGTACTTTATTCGAATTTAGATTAGATGTACAACAAGATGTAACACAATTATAAAATGGCGAATATTGATGTAAAAGTAGATTCAAATTCTAATGCAGTAAAGGTAGAAGTTGTTGGTGGTGTTACTATAGCAACATCAGATAGTACAAATAAAAATAATGTTATTGTACAATCTGTTCCGCCGCCAACTATATCTACTACTGTTATTGAAAGAGGCCCTCCCGGTTTGCCGGGAACATCAGGTAGTTCAGGATCAAGTGGTATTTCAGGATCTAATGGCGCTTCAGGATCTTCTGGAATAAGTGGATCTTCTGGAACAAGCGGCTATTCTGGAAGCAGTGGATCTTCTGGAATAAGTGGATCTTCCGGATCTTCTGCAAGTTCTGGAACTAGTGGTTCTTCGGCAAGTTCAGGATCAAGTGGTACTTCAGGAACTTCAGGTCTAGGTGGTTCAAGTGGTACTTCTGGAATAAATGGAAGTTCTGGTACTTCGGGAATAAATGGAAGTTCTGGAAGTTCAGGAACATCCGCTTCTTCAGGAACCTCTGGAGCTACAGGATCTTCAGGAACTTCTGGTAACACAGGATCTTCAGGAACTTCTGGTATTAATGGTTCGTCTGGAACTTCTGGAATAAATGGAAGCTTTGGAAGTTCAGGAACATCAGGTTCTTCAGGAACCTCTGGAACCACAGGAACTTCAGGAACTTCAGGCAATACAGGATCTTCTGGAACTTCAGGCGTTAATGGTTCGTCTGGCTCTTCAGGAATAAATGGAAGCTCTGGAAGTTCTGGCAGTTCAGGTAGCAGCGCAACATCAGGAAGTAGTGGAATATCAGGAAGCAGTGGAACATCTGCTAGTAGTGGAACTTCTGGAAGTAGCGGAATTTCTGGAACAAATGGAACATCAGGAACTAGCGCAAGTTCTGGAAGCAGCGGTACATCAGGAAACACAGGTTCTTCAGGAACATCTGGTTCAAATGGATCTTCTGGAACATCTGGATTAAATGGTTCTTCAGGAAGTTCAGGCGCTTCAGGTTCTGCTGGATCTTCTGGGACAACTGGATCTTCTGGAACATCTGGAATAACAGGTTCTTCAGGAACGTCAGGAATTAACGGTTCATCAGGAAGCTCAGGAACTTCAGCTTCGGCTGGCACTTCTGGAACTAATGGTTCAAGCGGAACATCAGGTTCTTCGGGAGTTTCTGGTTCAAGTGGAACTTCAGGAAGCAGCGCATCAAGTGGAACTAG